CACTCCCTGTATTGCCATCAAGCCTGCGATTGAGGACTTGAAGGAAGAGTTTGAGGGAGTTAAATGGACATCCGTGAATACTCATATTGATCCTCATGGTCTAGGGCGCAAGATGGGTATCCAAGTTGTGCCTACGATTGTTGTTTTTAGGGATGGTGTTGAAGTAGGTCGTCATTCAGGAACCAATATGATTGTGTATTATTCGCTTCTTAGAAAGGCTAAAGCTATTTAGGACATGATGTAGCAGAAGCACCATTTAGAACACCAGAGCCAAGACCACTGCCTCCAACTCCTGAAGAGTTCAGGATTGGGTTGGTTGCTTGTGCAAGGAACTTCTTAGAAACAGGACGTCCATCGGGCCCAATAATGTATTCATTTCCATCACTGTCTGTGTATGAACCATCTGGGTTTTTTGTCATTGAAGAGAGTCTTGGAACTGTAGGGAGAACAGCTGAAGGTAGTCGATCAGGTATAGAACTCTGTATGATCCCATACCCAGTGCCTCCAATAATTAATCCTTCTACGAGAGCGATTGCTGATTTTGCAGCAACACTTTCACTGAATTTTTCACATGAACTTAGTTGCCACACTTGAAGACCGAAGAATAGAGGAAATGCAAGAGCTGTTGCAATAGTATCAAGAGCATTTCGATTCATCGATAAATCTAGTAGGTAATACCAGAAGATTGTTGCAGTTACGACTAATCCTTGTGGTGCATATGGACTTTGTAATCCTTGGAATCCATAAATTTCACATCCATTCCATGCGCTCATGGCTCCTCCAATTGTAGGTGTTCTACCTACACTTGCTCCAGTATTGGTTCCTGAAAACAATGGTCTTGCTGCCGATGATGTTGCTGCTGGAACTGTAGCAATTAACTTCATGATATCTCCTATCATCGCAGCTACACCTGTCCATAGAAACTGTAAAGCATAGTGAATGGGAATTGATAGTAATCCTACCAAGCTTGGAATGGAATAGGCACCTTGCAATGTAAATATATCTGCAAACACTCCAAACAAAATCAAAACATGAGGTAGAAACGTGATTGCATCAGTAAAAATCAAACCCATTCCTGGAGGGGCTCCTGGAACTGCAGGGGCTGAACCTCTCAAATAGTAGATCGTAGCAACCACAGATACTAGTGAAGTTAAGATTGCTAAAATTAGGGCACCCCACCAAGGCACATCTTTGGCTGGTGCCGGTGGTGGTGGTGCTTCAACTGTTGCTCGAGGTGCTGACATCTTGTTTCTTAACGATACTTGTTTTGTTGGCTAGAGACAATAATGGGTGGAGGAGGATCAAGACCGGACCCAGGACCACCGCCTTTGGGAGACTATCAACCACCCCCTAAAAGAGTGTTTAAGAAGGGAACTCCCCCTGAAAAAGTTACACTAACCATCAGAGAAGCAGCAGGGTGTTCTACTTGTGTGATACGAACCGATGGTGGTATGACTATATCTTCAGTCATGATGACTCGAGATATATTAGGGAAAGTAGATGGACCTGCTCCTAAAGCATCATCAGATGATTGGGTGTGGGATGATGCTGTTGGATTTAATGAAAAAGGACAACCTATTCTTGTAGAGTCTGACCAAGAACTTAATGAGCGTTGTAAGCCATGTAACTATAAAGTTGCTAATCCTTCATCAATTGGTTCAGGTCCAGATGGTCGTAAAGTTGCTGGCAATGGTATTCAAAAACAGACATCTGGAGATGAAATACGTACTGCTTTTAAAACTGATAAAGATGCTTGGAGCGCAAATCAACGAGCTACTGCTGCAAAAGCAAAAGCAAAACGTCAGCAAGTTGTTCGAATGTGGAATCCATCTGATAGTCCTACAGATGCAGAAGGAGCGATTGCCTTGAACTATGAGACTCACGGTGCTCTAACAAAACTATACTTAAAACCTACGCTTCCTTTTAATCTTACTTTTTCTGCTTAGAATAGATAATGGGAGCCTTTCTTAGTTCCATACAAGTCGCACCAGGGCGTCCTCCACCAAGTCAAATCATAGATGTTATGAGTATTTACCACCCTTTTCCACTTCGTCTTGATTCACTGAATAAGGGAGCACCTGTTCAATATGATGCTTGTCTTCAGTTAGGTGAGTTTCCTTCAGACAAATACAAAGGAAATACAGTAGTTGTTCTGTTTCCATTAAAAGTGAAAAGAGATCCAGGTTCTAAAGGAAGATTTATGAACGATATTGCTACTAAAATTCCAACTATTCTAGGACAACAACCTGATCCAATTAATGGATATCCAGATGTTCCAGCACATACAGGTGCTGACTGGAGTATTGAAGACATCCTTTTTATGAAAGATAAAGCAGGTCAAACAGTAAGCAGAGCCTTTTATGCATGGATTAACAAAACACCCTTTCCAGTTGGAGTCGTCGTAATGGCAGAACCTATCTATATTTCACAGACCAATATGGATGCTATTAAACGTCTTCCAATAACACCACCCTCTGATGTAATCCATGAAATCGGAACTCCAATTCTCTATAAACCAGGTCCTATTTTTGATGAAGAAGGAAATCCTCAACCTTGCCCTGAAACAGCGGCTGACATGACACAGAAACTTATGAGTTCAATTGTTCAACCACCGGTTCCTACTAAAAAAGGTGGAATTGATCTTGATTTGTTCTTTCAGATTGTCTTAGGAGCTCTTGGAACATTAGTAGTAATATTAGCTGTTTGGATGGGAATTAAGTTTGCAATGGGTCCTGGTAAAACAATTATGAAGGGTTTGGGTGATTCATTAGGAAGATCAATAGCAGGTGGATATGATGCACTTAAGAAAGTAAATTTACCTACAGTTCCTCCAATACCTAAAATACCGCAATCTGTCAAAGATTCTGTTAATAAAACCCGAAGAAACCTTGGTAATCGATTAGGATTAGGAGCTACTGGAAACTTTGGTACAAAACGTCAATCACAAAAAGATCCATCATTAACCGATGTATTTCCAGACATAAAGTCAACAAGAGATTTGAAAATGACTAGTAATCCTCTTTTTAACAAAGATAAGACTCTTAGAAACTCTAAACGAGGATCCATTAGTTCAATTGCAAACCTACCAGCAACAAATATCCCTGAACCTGCACCAGCACCTGCTCCAAGTCCAGCACCAGCACCAGCACCAGTTCCATCGGTTGAAAGAATAATTGATGATATGCCTGCTGGTGTTACAGTCAATCCAGTTGTAGAAAGAAGACGAAGTGCACAAAATAAACGTAGAAGTTCAGTAGGTTCAATCAAGAACATTCCACAAATAACAAGTGCTAAACCACCTGAAAATACACCTGCAGCAATCGCTAATCTCCCTACACCTCCTGTATCACAAACTGTTGGAAGAGTATCTGTAGCCCAACAGCTACGTGATGCTCTAAATGAACCTTCAAAGGAACCTTCAAAGAATGCTGCTGTATCAGAGATAGAGGATATACAAAGAAGAGATGAAAGACGTAAGCAAGCTACAAGCAATGCTCTTAGAAAGATTTCCGCAAGTAGTCAGGCCCGCAAATCTCAAAGTAACTCCTTTAAGGACATAGCTAATCGAGCCAGAGCAGTTAATGAAATTGATGAATGGGAATCTTCTGCACCAGCTCCAGCTCCAGCTCCAGCTCCGGCACCTGCACCAGAACCTGCTCCAGCTCCATCACCTGGAGTGAATAAACTTTGGCAGAGACGATTTGCAAAACGAGATCAACAAAAGGCAAACCCAAAACCACCTTTCAAAGGAGGTCGTAAACGTAAAAATCGTAGAAAGACAGCACATCGCAAAAAGACAGGACGCCGAATTTAAACAAAACGAACCCAATAAGTCTCAAGACTGAAGCTTCAAAATGGTCGTAGCTACTCTCATATCAATCGCAGGTGTTCTCTCTGAAGCTTCTATTCCGGCTAAGACCGCAGATGTTCTTGAATGGCTTCGTAAGAAACTCAAGCAGCCCACGCTTCAGTTTCAAGGTAAGTGTGTTCAAGAAGAACATTCATTTGCATTCTTTGCGGTTCCTTCAGAAGTAGAGGATGAACAGACAAATCAACATATGTTGCCCCCGCCGTTCCACGATGATTCCTTTCAAGGGTCCATTGCGGTACTTAAATCAGCCAATCCAAATCCAGACGACTACGATCGTCAAGCAAGCAAGTATATGGACTTAAAATCGTCTGAATATGATGAGTTCTATCAGACTTGCACATTCAATGAAGAAGAGGATGAAGAAAATGAAGGTGAATATGAAGATGATGATGGACAAGGAGATCCAACACAGGATGAACCTGAAGATGTTGAAGAAGGTGAAGATCGTCCTAACATCACCGTTCACATGCTTCATGCATCAAACGTATTCATAGATCATCCTTTACGAGATCTTGTTCGTAAGAAGTTTGAAAGTGAAGAGATTGAACATGCAATCTTGAACCGATGTGTCAATGATGCTCAGAAGTGGTTTGTAGACATTGATTGGAATAATGCTGTCTTCGTAGATATGTATCGCAGCCGTGCGGTTTCATTGTATCCTTATCGTGAGATGGCAGTCAATTTAGGTGCAACTCAGTTTGTAGATTCAACTGCGGTCGATCTTAACCCTAAACGATGGAAAGAGATGATTCAGAAGATTATCGATAAAGAGAAGGCTATGTATTCCAAGAAATCTACAGCGAGTATCTTCATGCACTGCTCATCGTGTAAGAAGAAGACACGTTGTGACTACTACCAACTACAGACGCGTTCAGCAGATGAGCCCATGACAACTTTCGTGACCTGCTTGGAATGCGACAAGCGCTGGAAATTTTAGAGGTCATATACAATGGGTCTTAGAGACACTCTTGAAAAACATAAAATCCCCATTCCAGAAGACTTCGACGAGCGTCTTGACATCATTGTAGCTGGATTGAAGCGCAAGTCCAATTATAAAGAGAAACTTGAAAAATTCAAAAAACATCGTGGAGGAGCTGAACCACCTCCAGTTGCACCTCCTATCATTCCTGATACTGAAGACTATCTTGGACCTCGTTTAAGATGGTTTTTAACTGCAGTGACTTCACCTTATGCTAGGACTATGCTTCAAGGTATCTTTATGGTTGTCTTTTTCGTAAGTTATCTTGAGAAGATTCCTATTTTTGGAAGTATTTTGAGTGCATCGTTAGATGTGATTCTTGCAGGTGGAAAGATTATGGTTAAGTCAGTTCAATCTTTACTTCCAGCAGCAATCGGTGTAATTCCACTTCCTTATGCGTCTATGGTGGGTATTGCAATGGCTGCATTGTTTGGGTTCATTGTATGGCCTATTTTTGCAATTATTTCATTAAGTCGTCAAGACTTTGTAGCAGCTATTGAATCCTACATTCGAATGATTCCACCTCCTATTGGTGATACAATTGCAAACACATTCCTTGAAGGAAATCGTGCAGTTGCAAAGATTGATGAAAAACGCATCAAACTCGGAAATGATATTTCAAATGGACTCAATAAGATTTCAGAACTTGCTAATACAGTTTCTTCTTCTATGAAAGAAGGATTTGATACTCTTGCAAAGCAGACTGTTGAAGCAGCTACTAAAGGTTCAGAGATGATGAATAAAGCACGAAGTTCAATTCCTACTCCTCCTCCGATGCCCACGATGCCCACACAATATCAACAAGCAACCATTCCTGTTGCTTCTCCAACAACAGGCGGTTTTCACAGACGCACAAGAAGAAAGTCATGGAGAACCAAGAAGACACGACACACATCCGCGAGACGCTAAGAGAATGGATTGGGTTAGATGACCAGATTCGAACTTTACAAGCACAAATCAAGACATTAAGAGATAGAAAAACAGCCTTAGGTGGAAATGTATTGGAGTTCATGCAAGGCAATAACTTAGATAACTTCGTGATTGAAGGTGGAGCTGGAACTATTGCAAGGTCTACGAGTCGTTTTGTCGCGTAGGCTTCCCCGAACTCAACATATTGCTCTTCAATAATGCAAGAAACAATCGCAATTATTGCTGCAGTTCTCTTCACTTACGTCCATCTCTTCAATACAATTGCAAAAATGTATTTTGATACTGATCGAACACTTACACTAGAAGACTTGTATCGCAAGGTTGTTCCTCCTACGGAGTTTCATATACAGCTTTAATCAAGACCTTGCGAATCACCTTTTTGTATTTAGGTTTTGACTTCTGTAACCAATCTGCTTTACTTTGAACAAGTCCTTCTTCAAGTCCTTTCAGTAAACATTCACGATGTTTCGCTTGATCTAGTAGAGGCTTCTTGCAAAGAAAACATGTTGGTTCTGGCATGTTGTTCGTTAATGATTAAAC